ATTTAAAAATGTACATCCTTTTGCTGCTGCACCAAACGCAGCAATCTTTTTACCGTGACGTTTAAGGTCATCGAAGAATACCTTACTTTGTTTCAAATGGTCTTTTACGTCTTCATTCCATTTACTGTAAAATTCATTTGTAAACTGTGATTCTTCTTTTAGAAGATTGGTTGTAACAGGATTCGGTGATTTACTTCTACCAATTCTACTGACAATTCTTAAGGTGCCACCGTGGATTTTTTGTTCTGACACGTCTATTATTTCCAATCCCCTATCGGCAAACAATTTACATAATGGGGTCAGTAGATAGTAATAAATGTGTTCATGATATACTTGGTCGTATTGATATGTTTCCAAATCTCTCTTCCAATAAGGAAACTCCAAACACCAAATACCATCGGTTCTTAAAGCATGATAGATACCACCGACAAAGCTACCAATATTTTCTGTATGTTGAAACACATTGGTTGATGTAATTACTTTACACTTCTTACCAATGTTCGGCAAACAACCAACGGAGTTGTCAAACATCTTAGTCAGTGTAGGGATGCCTGCCTGTTCACTAATCTTACCGATATTCTCACTAGGGTCAATGTTGAGTAGATTTAGTTTTGTATTTGTAGAATCACGAAACGTCTTTAAGAGTGTGCCATCATTGCCACCAATATCAACACAAGTGTCATTGTCTTTCAGACTAACGAATTTCGATAGATACTGAAACATTTCTTTACAATGTTCCACGTAAGGTTGGCTTGTTCCTGACTTATAGACATAGTGACCGAATAATACATTTGGGTCAACGGCAACAGACAACATTGAAAGTCCACTATCTGGATAGTAATTTACAGCCAAAGGAAACTTAGGACATAGTAACGATTCTTCTTTGGTGTCGTTTAAGTTGTTTACCAAAGGCATCAATCCAAAATCCAAGTATGTTACACTGGTTTTTGAAAGTGTTACGGGACACTGATATAACTGTTTGTATTTATCCATAATTATTTCCTGTATGTTATCATTACATCATCATATCTATCTTTCAAACTTCTAAGGTCAACGACCTCCGCACTGGAATCAAGTTGTGTCAATAGGTGTCCTTCTTTATCCACACACTGAACATCTTCAACAACATAGAGTCCGCCTTTCTTTAACTTCGGAAAGTAAATTGGAAATCTTAATACTTGATGGTCAACTTCATGGCTGGCATCATCAATGATGATATCAAACTCTACATTGGAATAGAACTTTGATGTAATATCAGGATTATTGGCATCATAAAACAATACATTGGCGCCTTCATTAACTTGGAGAACGTTTCTATTATCAATGCCATATATTGTAGCCTTTTCAAAATACCTTCTCCAAAGCACAAGACTGTATCCAAAATTGATTCCTACTTCTAGGAAATTGATTGGTTGTTCTCTGTATGGTTCAAATAATTTGGCGTAAGCATCAAGGTAGTTATGAGTAGTTCCCTTATCCGTCTCATAACCCAATGCTAAGATATCTTTGTAAATTTCTTGAAGTGTTTTCATGTTACTTTATGACCGAGATTATCTTCGACACTAAATAATTTGTTGTATCTTAGATTTGTTTGTATTTGTGTTTCAATTGTTTTATCGTGATAGAGTGATAAATCTTCTTCGGCTGGCAAAAAAGAATATTCACTATGACCGATAATTTTCTCATGTAATTTTCTATCCCATTTGATTCTATCTGGAATCCTTTTGTATATTCTACTTTGATAGTCTGGAAAATTTACAATCAATCTATTTTGGCAAAACGGGGATGGAGTTAATTTCCACCCCCACTGTTTTGCGTGCTCTGGCGTTACTCCCCTAAAGTCATTTATTCTAGGAACAAATATCAATTCAATATTGACATTGGTGTTAATAATATCCTTGATGTTAAAAATCAACGTCTCTGATGGATTTTCGTCAGCGTCAATCTGAAATATCCAGTCGCCTGTGCAATGTTCATTGCCATAGTTTTTGTGTGCTCCATAGTCATTATTCAACCCATGTCCAATGACAGTAACTTTTGGCAATGCTTGTCTCAGAATTTCCTGTGTTTTAGGATTATCTGAGAAGTCATCAAGTATAACAATTTCATCACCATCAAACCGATTGTTAATCAATCTTTCTAAGAGTCTTGTTAACGTATCGGTTTCATTGTGAACAGTAATTAGATAAGACAATTTCATGCTGCTGAAACGGTTTCTGTTTTTGTTTCGTCTGTTTGCGTCGGAATTACTGGCGCAACCTTTCTAAGTTTTGGTAGAACCAATTTGGTTTCTGTGGCAAACTTAGGAACGTATTTATCCAACATAGCATGGAATTTAGCATCCATAGCTTGGGTTGAAAATTCCAAGGCATTTCTCTTACGAAGTTGTTCTGCCTTTTCTATGAACGGCTTATAATGATAGAAACAATTCCTCATAGATTCTTCTGCTCTGGTGTAATTTACATTAAACCATGCCGATTCCTTAATCAACCACTCATTGACACAATCCGGTGGAATAATTCTAACTTCACCGTCAAGCAATTTACAAAGCTTTGGGTCAAGAAAATCTACGTGACCACTCCAATTGGATGCTAATAGAGGTTTACCACTCAGAGTTGATAACAATAGAGGATGGCCAAATCCTTCGCCGTGAGTAAAAGAAACGTGTGCCTTGACCTTTGGATGGTTGTAAAGAGCATTCATTTCTGGCTCAGACAATTCTCCATACAAAATGTAAACATTAGGAAGGTCTTTGGTCTTCTTTTCATGTTCTACAATAGACCTTACAGTTTTCAATCTGTTAATAATATCGTGTTTATCCATGTTGCAGATTGCTGCGCCACTTGTTTTGATAATCAAAGCAGGCTTTGGTTTCACGCCCATATTAGAGAATGTAGTCAAGAAAGTCTTAATCAAATTGCCAATGTCCTTTCGGTCACTGAACAAACCTGCGTTGGTCCACTGTCCAACAAACAGGAAGTTAAAATCCTCTGGAATGTTACTTAGTTCTTCTTCAACTTTGGGTTCAAATGATTTGTCATTTCCATAGATGGATGTATCAGCACCCCAGAACAACACTTCCATCGGTTTGATGGATTTTAAATCCGGCTGTGGTGGTTGGTTTGGTTCTGGTTGTTTTTGATAAACTGCTTCTTCAAACACCTTTTTAGCATGATTTGAAGTAACAAGGTTGCAATTCATACGATTCAATCCCTCCACCCAATCCGGACGAGCAATAGTAGTCTCAATACCAGCAGTAATACCAATGTTGTATTTAGCTGGCGCTTGAAATTCATTAGGAATAGAACATTGAATGAATACATCCGGTTGCCTATTTAGTGGTTGTCGGATAACTCTCTTAAACAGTTCTTGTTCCAATGGGTCTGCCATATCAGAGGCAAGATACTTTCGGCTACATGCCCCCCAACGGGTAGGAACTACCATTAAGTCAAACTTGTCATATCTAAGAAGGCTCTTCGCCAACGATACGCCTAAGTCTCCATATCCGCTACGAGTCCACATAGGACTCTGAAATATACACAGTGGTTTACTCATATTAGTTTTTTTACTTTTTTATTTGATTTTATTACTGCTTCCAATATAGTCAATTTTGAATCTACTTTATTTGAAAATGATAACAATGCTTCGGTATCTTTTGGAAAACATTTTCCACCAAAGCCACGATTCTCAGGAAATACAAGTGTATGCATCGAATTTATTCGTGGGTCTAAAATCCATAGTTCACGAACCTCATTCCAATTACATCCAATTTTATTACTCAAGTCAAATATTTCATTACAAAATGCTATTTTAGTGGAGAAAAATGAATTCTCAACATACTTTACCAACTCCGCTGATGTGCTGTCCGTAATCCTATATGTTTTGGACGGCCCAGCAATAGGTTGATACAATTCAATCAACTTACTACAGATGTTTCTATCTCCACCAAAAATGAAGAATGGAATTTCCTTTAATGAATCCAAACACTTGTATGGATTCCAGTAAGATGACTCACCCGCAAATTCTGGAGAGAATACAATATTCTTTCCTGTTTTTTCTGTTAGTCTTTTTGTTGTTCCCGGTTCAACCGTTGATTTTATTACAATGATTGGTGTTTGTAACCAATCAACTGATTCTTCTACAAGAGAAGTGTTACAACTCCCATCTTCATTTGGTTGTGTAGGCACACAGACGTATGCTATATCACACTCATTGATTTTTTCTTTTGAACATGAAGATGTAGAAGTTGGGTCGTAGTGATATACTTCGTGTTTGTCACGAAAAAACTCATTTATAACCTTACCAACATAACCAAATCCTACAATTCCTATTTTCTTCATACTATCAATTTTTCTCTTTCCTTTACAATTGATTCGTATTTTGTGGGTGTCGGAATATCATAATTTCCACCAGTCTTCCACTTGTCAACCAATCCCGCCGCTTCTTTTGGTGATTCTACGACTGGTCTTTTTTCAGTCGTGCTACCAAATCCACCCGTTCCGCGAACAGTAGAAGACAAATCTGCGACTACCACCCAATCAATAGTATTGGTAACTTCTGAAACAAGTTGGCCAATCTTATCACCCTTTTTGTATATTTTGTTGGTGTCAACATAACCTCTGATGGTTTTTCTTCCGGTTACATCACTTTCGGCTTGAACCGTCCACCACATATCTTGTGGTTGCCAAATGTATTTGAAACAGAGAATAATTTCGCCTCTGTAATCGTTGTCAATAAGACCTATACTGTTCGCCAATACCAAATTATATTTTCTCACACTTGAACGGGGAAAAATAAGTGTATGGTAATTGTGACCATAAGTGTCTTGTTGTGGAGCGGTAAACAAGCCGGTTCTATATTCGATGTAGTCAATTGATTTCCAACTGTCACCGTCTTTTTCACCGACTATATTTGGTTCTTCCAAAGCTATCACATCATAGCCAGAGGCTTGGGGCGTGGCAGCTTTAGGGATAACCAGACGTTCAGATTCTTTAACGTGAATTCTCATATAACCTATTATACTGTAACTAATTGTTTATTCAAGTTATTATAATGCTAACACACCATCGTCTGACATTTTTTGCTTGAGTTTGTCTTGGTCAATTTTTGGAATTTCAAATCCCATACCACCCGGCATCAAATTGCCAACATAATCTTTTTCTGTAAAGATACCAAAGGTCTTGACTGGTTTGAAATTTGCCAATGTGAAATCCATAGCCTTGATGAACTGATTACACATGTTTTCTGAATTGATACCGCCTTCATTCAACGCCCACTGACGACCCTTTAGGCCACACAGTTCACGTTTATCTCCGCCCATCAAATACCAATACATCATGCCATCGGCTGCATCTTCCCAACGTGTCATATCATCAAAGATGTATGGTGTTGGAATTGAACCTTGGATACATTGAGAAGTAGGATATACGGGATATGCCCATACACCATGTTTCTTGTATTTACCTACGTTGTTTGAACCAAAGTTTAAATCGAATACAATTTCTGAACCATCATCTTTCACTTGACCGATTTGGTCTTGAAGACCACCGGTTACTGCTACGATGATTGGTGTGCCTGACATTACGGATTCTGCTGTAGAAAGACCAAATCCTTCATTAGATGATAGGTTGATAGTTACATCCGCAATGTTGTAAAGAACGTTCATATCCTCTGGAGTATATTTCGCTGTAGAGAATACAATGTCATATTCTGGACACAAGGCTTCCTTGACTGCCACCAAATCTGTGCCGGCGTCTTGACGAATTTCAGTATGCATTACCATCACGCACTTTGCAGCCTGTTCTTTTGTAAGGTTATCACAAAATGCTTTGTAGGCCAAAATAATGTTGCTGGTTCTCTTTCTTTGAACGTTTCTTGAGTTGTAGAACAATACAAACTCATAACTTTTATCACCAAAGATTTCCTTACGACGTTTCTTCAAAATGGCATCATCGGTAGGAATAGGTTTGAAAACCTTATCGTTAATTCCGTGAGGAACATAATGCAAAACCGTCTTGTTATCAGTGTCTTTGGAGTCAATTGTAGCAACCTTGTCACCACCACCCAAAACCCACTTGTTAATGTTGTATGTCTGTTTGCTGATAGACATTAACAAATCACACGACTCATAATATGGTCGGTTATACATTGGAAACGGAATGTCATCCCAAATGTTCAAATAAGTTAATGGCATCTTGGCACGAATTTGGCGTTCGATGGCATACAACCATCCCCAGAATCTTGGGTCTGTGAAGTGAACGATGAAATCTGGCTTCTCTCGGTCTATGATGTTGAAGATTAGTTCTTCATTACCATAACCATCTACAGGATACAACGTCACCTTGGCATCTTTGACGCCAGTGATTTGTGCGGTAGCCGCATCCATGTTGATTACCTTGCCTTTATCTGGATGTTGTATGGCTCCTGCAATTTGAACCCAATCATACGCTTTGGCTGTGCCGAAAATTACCTCACGCGTCATTGTTGCTACGCCTGAGTGCATTCGACAATCATCAGACAACATCAATCCCTTTGGTTTTTTATTTGTATCCATAGTTTTTATTAAGACCCGAACGAACCTGTAGTGCTTAGAGTTGGAACGATAAAGTTATTCACAAGATTTCTAAATGAAGAACTTGTAGAAGTATTGCCAACATAAAGATGGACGCACTTCTCAACAAATGTTTGTAGTGTCAGATTGTTTTGAATCCCCAATATCTTAAAGGAATCGTATAGACTCTTCTCAATCTTCACGGTGGTTGCTGTTTTACTTTTCATATGTATAAACGTTACTACGTTTCGACATATAAGTAGGCGTCAAATCAGAAAATGGTTTATTTTATTGCAATTACCTGAGAACAGTAGTAAGCCGCAACTGTTCGTAGAGAACGCCGTAACATTTACAACAGATATGATACTTACAACACGCGCCATACTCAGGTGGAGAGAAAAGCAATGCGCCCTGTTTTTCTATCAACTTCTTACACACGTCACAGTTAATTTGCAACCCGGTTTTCTTTTTCATAATTCATCTTTTGGAATGTCGGATTTAGCGTCACAATTCACGCCTTTATGGGGACAATAACGACAATTCTTCTTAGCCTTGCCGGGATTTTTAAGATAGACCGTGGTATTTTCTACGTATTTTCCTTCTGGAGTAAAACACTCTGTAACAAATTCAGCGAACTTGTTAAGCGCTCTGGCAATACTTGGTTGATTGTTCTTTGGAATGAATGTCTGAATTCTACTTTGTGGAAAGGCGTAGTTTTCCCATAACTTCCTACGAAGAATGAAAAACTCAACGTCAATCATATCAATGTCAACGTCATATTTTCTACTAAAGAATGCTTTATAAAGGAGAATTTGAGAAACCTTAGCTTCATCATCCCTCTGATAGTGATTCCATCCACTGGTAGAAGTCTTAATGTCAATGATTCTGTATCTACCTGTCGAACGTTCTTTTAACACAATGTCAATGTAACCGACGAAATCAACATTATGTTTGATAGGCATAATGATTTCATCTTCAACCGAAATAAATTCAAACTTGCCTGACGGAAAGTGTTTTATTCGATTGGTCATGTTAGTAAAGGCGGTAATGATGTTGTCACCATCTATGCAGTATTCCTTATAGGCATCTGGTTCCAGAACTACCTTCTTATCACTCAACTCCTTGTCAAAGGCAGTCTTGAACACTTCATTAAGGTTATGAGCATCAGCATCTTTTGCAGATTTCTTATACAGGGTTTCGATATACAGTTGAACTGTTTCGTGCATGGCAGTACCAAAACAGGTACTTACGCTATCTTCAAAGACACGCAAACTTTTTACGTGGTCGAGATACCATCTGTGTCGGCAATTAAACCAGTTTGAAAACTGAGAGAAACTAACCCGCCTTTTTCCGTTGGTTGGTGTAGATTTTTTTTCCATTGCCGAACACTGTATCATGGTGTAAGGTTATTGTCAAATATTTATAGCGACGAATTTAAATTGCTGTTATAATTATGATTATGAAAAATACAATGAAAACATTACTCTTTAACATGCTTGCATGCGTCCTTTTACCTGTAACTGCCTTGGGTCAAACATATACGAACGGTGTCTATGTTCAAAACGGAAAGACTTTTGAGGTTGATAAAAGGGTTTGTCAATTTACACCAACAAATTCATCGGAGGTTTTGTATTTCTCAAATGAACTCATTGCAAAAGTTTATACCAACGGAAATTTCATGGTTAATGGGTTTTATCAAGAAGTGCTTAACAAGAAATCTACACCAGAAAAGGCCAAGTTTGGAGTTCACAACTTCGCAGCGTCGGTGTTAAACGGAACAACCTTGGTAGCATATTCAGGAGGCGACTCAAATTCATCATGCACAGTATCTACGCCCATGACTGACGTTGAACTATCGAAAGGAATCTTTTATTTTGAAGTGACTGAAAAGAAGGTAATTGTTGCCGTTCTGGAAGGTTCAATGAAATACTACATTGGAAAGAAAGAAAATCTCTTAACGATTGGTCAAGCGGTTATTGCCGAACCGTCAGATGTTGGGATTTTGGAAAATAAAATTTCGGTAAGTCCCGGAAAAGTAAACACCGACGCAATGAAAAAATTGACTGCCAGTTCCAAGGAGATTACGAATCTTAAAGGCACAATTCTATTCTCTCGAATAGATGGCAAATTGATAGGCATTCTTATAGATTGACTTATATCCAATCCCTGATAGTATTGGTCGAATGAGAAACGGCCAACTTCAATCACTTACGGATGATGAACTTTCACTACTTCTTTATGTGGTGAACGTCATAGACCCTCTCAAAGCTCCCAAGATAGAAATTGGCCCCAAAGAGCTTTTGTGGTTTAAACACGATGCGCTCCTTGGAAAATTGTCTCAACAAGAGACAAAATTAACCCCAGAAGGAAAAGTGGTGTATGATGGGTTAATGGCAAAACTAAAAATGACACCACAACAAGAAGCTGAAAATTATGCAAGTGCCTCAAAGCCTATGTTTGAACAGTCAAACTTTCAATTCTAAATTTCTTGAGTTTGTCTGGCAATTTCCGACCCCTCAAGGAGAGAAAAATCAAATTGTTTACAAGATATACAAGGATGGTAACATTCTTCTTGAAGAAGGCATTATTGATGCAACCGGAGAGTATAAACGTGGTTATACAACATCAGGAACTTTGACCACAAAAAACATATCCTTTTCGGAATTGATAGAACTAAAAACGGATGTTGTAAAATTTTTGAATGATGAAAAAGAAATCGTTAATAACTAAAAAGGAAAAACTGGGTAATGACTCAGCGTATGACTTTAATGGTTCTATTGAGGGTGCGATTACTCGTCTGCAAGAAGCCAAGGCTAAATACGAAAAAGCTGGTTACATCAACATTACTGTTGAGTTTGAAGACGTTTGGGGTTACTATGATGACCACTACCTTGAAATTGTGTATTATGGACACAAGGCTATGACTGCCAAAGAATTTATAGAAGGAAAAACACAATGTATCAGAACATCTACATAAATAAAAAAGATTGGTTAGTTCACTTATGGGATGACGAAAAAGGTTATACGTCATTCCCATATCCAAGATATGCGTATAAGAAACAAGTTGGTGGAACTGATAAGTCTCTTTATGGTGATGAATTGACAAAGGTTTATAATTTCAATGATAATGACCCTGCTTTGTTTGAGTCGGATGTTCCGGCTGAAATGAGGGTTCTTATGGATTATTATCCTGACTCCGATGAACCTTCCAAGGGTCATAGGTTGGGTGTTATAGACATTGAGGTATCAACCGAAGGTGGATTTCCAAATATTGAAACTGCTGACAAGGAGATAACAGGCATTTCATTGTTTGATGCTTTGACAAAGACTTGTTATGTATTCATTCTCGACAAGGAAAACAAACTTGAAGATAGTGAAAAAGAAGTTGACCCGTGGTTGCCCAAAGATTGGAAGATTACAACAGAAGAAGAAAAAGAAAAGGTAAAGGTCATTACTCGTTCATTTGATGAGGAAGACAATCTTCTGATGAGTTTCATGGATAAATGGCAAGAGTGTGGATTTACGATTGTCACCGGATGGAACGTTGATTACTTCGACATGCCTTATCTATACACAAGACTAAAACACTGTCTAACTGCCAAGGCTGCCAAATGTCTATCACCAATAGGTGCTTGTTATATCAACGGATTTAGCAAGAAACTAACCGTTGGTGGACTTTCCATTATTGATTACATGCTTCTGTTCAAGAAATTCTCAGGAAAGATGGAGCCAACTTACGCATTGGGTCCGATTGGTTTGAAGAATGTCGGATTTGGTAAGATTCAATATCATGGCAATTTGAATGATTTGTATAAAGCTGATATCAATAAGTTTTTGGAATACAACATCACGGACGTTAAGATTATCGTGGCGTTGGATAGAAAACTAAAGTTTATTGATTTGGCTAGAAACATCTGTCACGTCGGACATGTATCTTATGAGAGTTTTCACATGTCGTCACGTTATCTTGATGGTGCCACCTTGATGTATCTAAAACGTAATGGTGGTCTTATTTCTCCAAATAAACCATCACAAGGAAGAGCAGAATATGAAGCCCAGATGGAAGATGGTGAAGAAGGATTCTCTGGTGCTTATGTCAAAGAACCTGTGCCCGGTAGGTATAATTGGGTCTTTGACCTTGACTTGACTTCCATGTATCCAAACATCATCATTTCATTGAATATATCACCTGAAACCAAGGTTGGTAAATTGGAGAAGTATTCACCTGCCGACCACATTCAAGGTAAGATAACCAATTACAAAGTAGGTCAAACAGATTACACGCCAGAAGAGTTTAAAGAATTGATTACAAAATGTAATTACTCCGTATCTTCAAATGGTGTCTTATATCGTCAGGACAAGAAAGGAGTTATCCCAACTCTACTATCGTTGTGGTTTCAACAACGTAAGGATATGAGAAAGAAAGCAGCCGAATACAAGAAGGCGGGAAATGTAGAAATGTATAACTTCTATAACCAACGCCAACAAGTTTGGAAAATCTTACTCAATTCATTTTATGGTGTATTGGGATTGCCTATATTTCGTTTCTATGACGTGGATAATGCCGAAGCAGTAACAACTTCTGGCGTTGACATTATTCAGACCACGGCAAAGGCCATCAACATTTACTATAAGAGTGCATTGGAACAAGAAGAAGATGGAGACTGGGTAATTTACAGTGATACAGATTCGTGTTTTGTAAATGCTGTGCCAATTATCCGAAAGCGGTTTCCAACTATTAACGAACAGAATGATGATGAAATGACCAAGGCAATCATGGAAGTTACAACAGAAGTTCAGACCTATGTAAATAAGTTCTACAATGTCATGGCCAAACATTATTTCAATTTGGATACACATACGTTTGATGCTAAACAGGAAGTTATCAGTAAGGCATCTTTCTGGTTGGCTAAGAAACGTTATGCTCAATGGATTATCCACGAAGAAGGTCATTTATTGAAAGAACCAAAATTGGAAGTGAAGGGTATTGACGTGGTTAGAACTTCGTTCCCAGCTTCATTCCGAAAGTTCATGGATGGATTTTTGAGGAAACTCTTGACTTCTACGCCAAAGAAAGAATTGGATGAAATGATTCTAAAGTTTAGAGAGGATGTAAAGGTAATTCCTGTGATAGACCTCGCTAAGAATACATCCGTAAAATTCGTAAGCCAAGACGGCACGAAGAATTATAATCCTGATAGTAGGAAACCGTTCCATTTTGAAAAAGGAACGCCTGCACAAGCCAAGGCGGCTCTAGCGTATAATGATTTGTTGAACAAACTAGGATTGGAAAAGACATGTGAACCGATTCATCATGGACAAAAAATAAAATGGGTTTATCTACAAGACAATCCATATGGACTTGATGCTTTGGCCATGAAAGGTGATGGCAATGATGCTGATGAACTGTTGGAAATTATAAATCAATTAGTTGACCGAAGGAAGATGTTTGAACAGGAGTTAAAGAGTAAGCTAGTTGACTTCTACGACGTGTTCAAGTGGACATTTCCAAACCCATCAATCGCAACCGCGTCTAATTTCTTTGACTTTGAACAATAACGTGGTATAATCATCGTTATGAATACAACTCCTTTTATAAATAGAAGTTCTGTAAGACGACTTGCTTTGGATTATTCTAAAACGAATCGTGCAGGCAAGTTTACAAGGGTAAGTAAAGAATTCTTTTCACGTATTGATGCGCAAGTAAGAAACATCATAACCGCTGAAGTTCAGAGACACCCAACGGTTGGCAAGACTCTGAAATAATCAACAAAAACAATCGGATAAATAAATTATGAAAATCAAAACTGAATTATTGGGCGTCTTTTATAAAGACGGAAACAACTGGCGTGGTCCTATTGATGGTGACTTGTTCACAATCGAAGAAATAGGTGGTGCTGATGTAGTCAACTTATTTTTACAGGAATATGCCAAGCGAAGAAAGAAACAGGTAAAACTGTTTAGACAAGTTTGGAAATCAGAATGAAGTTTCCGACCAAAACTTTTACAATTACCTGCACTATGAATGAACGGTGGATTCCCCATTTTTTGGGGAGTCTCCGTCAAATGCAGGTTCTTGGTGAACAAGGGTCTTCAAGAGAGGTTGCCATCTACGCCGATGGTGATGGTGATTTTCGCCCAAAATTTGAGTGGAATTCCGATATGCCTATTCCAGCAGCACCAGCAAGAAGGAATAATGTAGGTGACGTTATTTATGACGCTGGATAGGATATATGGCAGATGGAAAAGTATTCAATTTTAATGACCAAAAAAGAATAGGCGATGTTGGAGAATCTGATTTTGTTAAAGTTTACAAAGACTTAGACCCCAAGAAAAGTAATACCGATTTTCGTATTGATTTTACTTTGAACAATGGATTGACGGTCGAACTGAAAACAGATAGTTACGACATGGAAAAGACACCAAACTTTTTCATGGAACAACTAACGATTTCAGGTAAAAATAGTAATCTGGGAGGGCCGTGGCGTTCAAAGGAACATGAGGTTGATTACTTCGTTTATTATTTTTTGAAGAACAGAGTTTTCTTTTGGTTTAAACCACTTTCTCTTTGTGAATTTCTTGACAAGTTCGTAGAAGAGTATAGAATAAAACCAATCTCTATACCAAACAGAGATAACAGAGGCGGATACTACGAAGCGGTTGGATTCAAAATTCCAAGAGAAAGTGTAAAACAATTGCTTCTTAGAGAAGATAAAACATGAAGTTTGATTTCATAGTAAAGGAGATTGATAAATACAGAGCTGCTGCGTTGGTTCATGAACATCATTATTCAAAGGTGATGCCACGACTGACAAAACATTATCTTGGTATTTACATCAATGAAGCTTCTATTGATAAACGATTAGTTGGAGTGTTGACATTAGGATGGGGAACACAACCACTCGCGACTATTCGTAAACTGTTTCCAGCACTGACTACAAAAGATTATTATGAAATTGGTAAGATGTGCATGTTGCCTGAAATGCCAAGAAATTCTGAATCACAAATGTTGGCCGCAGTAATTGCTTGGATAAAAAAGAATCTACCTGAACGACTGTTCTTGTACACTTGGGCAGATGGTATTGTCGGTAAAGTTGGATATGTTTATCAATCAGCAAATTTCCTTTATGGTGGTTTTATTTGGACGGACATTTACATCGGTCCTGATGGTGAGAAAATTCACCCAAGAACTTCACACAAGCTTTGCATGGAGAATGCTAAGTTTGTGGGTAAAGAAAAGATTTTCTGGTTGACAAGAGATTTTCTAAAACTGAAAGGTATCAGTAGAGTAAGAGGAAAACAATTTAGATATATCATGCCATTATCTAAGAAATCTAGGAAAATGCTTGACAAATCTACCGTTAAGTGGATAATAGACTATCCAAAAGAATGTGATTTGGAGTGGAAGAAACAAACAGATGATGGATATGAACTGGTTAAAGAAATGCCTAAAATTGACTTGGGTAAAGTCACCGTCAACCGAAAGAATGTTGATTCCTATAAGAGAACAGAAAATGAATTTTTTGGATAATACTATGCCAACAGGTGACCCAATTTGTCCGGTTTGTAAGAACTACACCCAAATGTGTTCTTGTAGTGATGTTTCAACGTCGGTAGTCTATACTATGACTCCGCCTGTAAGTCTAGGATTGATTACTTCTTATAAATCCATCTTTGATACTCCCGCGGATGCTTATGTCAACACGGTGAATTGTGTAGGCGTAATGGGCGCAGGAATTGCTTTAGAGTTTAAGAAACGTTATCCCAAGATGTTTGAACACTATAAAGAACAGTGTGCCAAACACGCCCTTCGTCCCGGCGACTGTTATAGTTACTTCGATGAAGAACATCACGTTTGGATTCTTGGATTGGCAGTAAAGGATGATTGGCGCCATTGGTCAACCCTTGAATGGATTGAGTCTTCCATCAAATCCTTAAAACTTGTCATCTTGGAGAACGATATCAAGTCTGTAAACATGCCACTACCCGGTGGAAAGAATGGTCGTCGTGGCCCTTATGGTAAGGTAGTAGGCTTTACTGCTCCACCAGAACGTGAAGAAATTAAAACTCTCATTACAACAGAACTATCACGATTTTCTGAAAAGTTTGGTGTGGACATTAATTTGTGCTTGCCTGATGAAGCACCCAAGAAACCCGAATTCACATTAGACACCTTCCTATGAGAGAAATAAAATTCAGAATTTGTTACACCGCCCAGAATGGTGAGAAGAGTTTCATCTATGAAGATGAACGGTATCTCATTACACTGAATGGACAGGTGTTAGAAAATTATGGCACAAAGGAAAAACCTTTATGGGAAGTTCCATTTGACGGTGAGGCCAGACTTGAACAATACACCGATGTAAAAGACAAGAATGGTAAAGAGATTTATGAAGGCGACAAACTTGAATATAACATACCCGGTCATGGCAAATTTCAAGGAGTTGCTCAATTTTATGTTGGTAACTTCGTTTGTGATTGGGGCGACCAGACAGAAGAACCACTCTCATACATGAGAACGGCGGACTTGGAAATTATTGGTAACACTTTTGGAGTATAAAAAATAGACAAACAAACAACACTATGATATAGTGTCCGAACAATTAACAAAAATATAAAATTATGGAAAAGAAACACATCGAAACATTCATCAAGAAGTATAATTTAGGAGGCGCCATCGAAGGCGTAATGTGGCAAAATGACAATAGCAATCTATCGGTTGCCGCAATGACTTCTGATAGAAAGTTGTTTGCTGCTGTTCAATTTGAAAAGGGTGCCGGTTGGTTTAGTGGTGCTGAAATTGGTGTTCAAGATACCACCAAGTTTAAGAAGATGTTAAATCCTCTATCTGACAACATTTCTCTATCATTGGATGTTGATGAGAATGACGCAACTAGAGTTCGTCAAATCATTGCTGAGGATGGCAAGATTACCATGAACTTCAACGTCGCGGGTAAGGATGTTATTGACCCTGTGCCTAAGATGAAGACCATCCCGACATTTGAAGTGGAAGTTACACTCAATCCTGAGTTTGTAGAAACCTTCACCAAATCATTTTCCGCCGTCGCAGACGACCAAGCATTGTTTACACTTATCATGAGTAAGAAGAAACACAAGCTTGAGTTGGTGTTGGGATACAAACAAAATCTTTCAGACCGTATCGCAATAGAACTTTCGGCTACAACCGGTAAGGATGCTGTAAAGAATCCTATCAGTTTCAACGCCAAACATCTTAAGGAAATCCTCTCCGCTAACAGTGAAGTGTTGAATCCGGTCTTGAGCGTATCAGAAGCAGGATTAGCAAGCATCAACTTTGATGACAATGGATTCAAGAGTCAATATTACTTGGTAAAGATTGACGTTGAAGATTAATTTCTCCGCAGCATAACAACAAACAAAAAGGCAAACACATGAGTAATACAAATACACATAAGGTATATGGCCTCTTTTACAAGAGTCATGGAACTTGGACTCCTTATAGTAACCGTCAGACGTTGAGTTTGACCGGTGCTAGACAGGTCAAGCGTCAGGTTCGCAAGGCGTATAAGAGCAGTGTCATTATCCGCAGAGTCAAGTTCGTATAATAAAAACATATGGACTTTGTGATTGAAGAGAATAGAGTTCCCAAGAAAGACCACTCCTTGTGGGTCGAGAGGTATAGGCCCGCCACAATGGAGTTGTATATTGGGAATGAGACTGTGAAAGAGACTTTTGCGCAATTCATTAAGAAGGGCGATATCCCACACATTCTCCTATTCGGACCCGCTGGGACAGGAAAAACTTCATTGGCAAAACTATTGACGAAGAATGTCAACTGTGATGTAATGTATATTAACGCATCGGATGAAAGTCGTGTTGATGATGTTAGAATAAAGATGAAGAACTATGCCTGCTCAGCGGGCTTCAAACCACTAAAGATAATCATTCTTGATGAGGCAGATAGATTGTCTCCTGAGGCACAAGGTGCCTTAAGAAATATGATGGAGACATATTCGGCTCATACAAGATTCATTCTTACGTGTAATTATGTTGAGAAGGTGATTCCAGCAATCGCATCGAGGATGCAATCGTTTGAAATCAAGCCCGTATCAAAGAAAGACGTGGCAATTCGATTGGTAGAGATTCTACAGACCGAAAACGTATCATTTACTCAAGAGGATATTGTGTTCATTATCAACACTTACTATCCTGATATCAGAAAGGTGATTAATTACGCCCAACAGTCTGCCATTGAAACGGTGGATGTTGAAGGTAATGTTTCACTCAAGATAAAGATTTCTAAACAAAATGCTATTGAGATAGATTTGTTAAGTAGATTGGTGGATTTATTGAAAACTCCGAACAAAGCTGGAGTATTTGATGAAATTCGGCAAATCACCACAGAATTTGATGTTTCATCTTTAGAAACCGTGGTATATCATCTATTTTCTACGGTGGATGAATACGCAAAAGGAAAAGAAGCGTTAATTATATTTGAATTAGGTGAACTTAACTGGCAAATGCAGTTAGTTATACCCAAGGTCAGAGACATAACGTTTCTGGCATGTATCTACAAGATACTTAAACATCTAAAATAAGGAATACAGTTATGGAATTACCAAAGGCAATGCCTAAAAATACAGAACATCGCAGGATTCTCGGAGAGTTTTACGATTACCACAAGAATAAACAATGGTTTCATCGTGCAGAGTTTATCGAACTTCACCCGACACACATGAAGCCTACCATTCAGATATTTTGCACATATAATCCAGTCTTGGAAATGAAAGACATTTTGCAATTTTGTGATAAATACAATATTGCCCAAGAGGTTATTGCACAATCACATCAAGGATAATTCTTTATGGCGACAAAAAGCCGAACAATTAAAAAACCAAAACCCCATTTACTAAAAGACACTAGGTGTTATCTAATTGGCCACATGCAATATACAGATGGCCGCCCTTGGAGAGAAATCGTCAAGAAAAGATTAGGTAAGTGTGGTATAAAGTTTTTTGACCCATATTACAAACCATTCGTTCATGACATTCCAGAAGATGAAAATTCAAGGAATGAAATGAAACGTTGGATGGAGACAGGTCAATACGACTTGGTTCAATCTCGTATGTGGGATGTTCGCAGTTATGATTTGAGACTATGTGACATTTGTGATTTCTATATTGCTCACATAGTCCCATCCGTAGCTTCTTGGGGGTCTGCGGAAGAAATCACAACAATTATTCGTGAAAAGAAACCACTGTTCCTATCCGTGGAAGGTGGAAAGAAAGCTACACCACTTTGGTTAATGGGTGTCGTGCCTCACAAATACATCTACGATAACGTCGAAGATGTTATTAACATGGTAGAAAACATTGATGGTGGATACGTCAAGACCAACAGTGAACGGTGGAAGTTGTTAAAACCAGAACTAAGATAATGGAATTTATATTTTTAGGAGCAATCATAATTTGTTGTATAGGTCTTATACCCAAATCAAAGAAGCCATGTAAAAAGTTTGGTGAAGGATTATTGACAGACCGACCTGATTCAGGCAATCTAAACATTTGGAAATACTAATATGAATAAGGGAGAGCTGATTTATCTAGCATGTCCATATAGTCATAAAGACCCCGCTGTAATGGTGGAACGTTTTAAGGCAGTAAATAAACTTGCTGCCGCTTTCATGGGTGAAGGATTCTACATTTTCAGCCCAATATCCCATACACACCCCATTGCGATTGAGGGCGACCTGCCCCGCGGTTGGGAGTATTGGGAGGGGTATGACCGAACCATAATCAAAGCCT